ATACCTTCAGAAGAGGCAACACCAAAAATCATCACGTTTGGCGTTGCGTTAGAACTTCCGTTAATTTGCAAATAAGATTGCGAATTGCTGTTACCGATATAGCCATACGTTGCGGCAGTGCCCATCTGCATTGCAAAGTTAGCACCGCTAAAGTTGGTTGTTGGGGCAGTAGAAGTGAACGTAGTACCATCAAAAGTAAGCGCAGAACCGCTTGTAACAACCTTAGAGCCGTTTAAATACAGAACGCCGTTAGCTGTGCCGCCGGGAAGAATAATGCTACTAGGGCTAGACACCTCAACAAAGTCAGAGCCGTTCCAAGCAACGACTGTTCTTGCACCGTTAGCAATCGTTACACCCGTAGTCGGGCCAGCACCAACCAACTGAACAGCAAAGCCGCCTGTAGTCGCATTGATAACCGTATAAATCTTTGACTGGGCCGGAGCAGTCACTGTGCGAATAGCTGTACGCGCACCCGAGAACAAGAGAATTGCTTGCCGCGCTTGGTTGGACGCACCAGTGGTTGTGGTCAGTGTGACATTTGAATCAGCACTGACATTGGTCGTTCCTGCTACTGCGGTGTCGAGCAAGGAGGTAATAGAGTCGTTAACCGTGTCACCCCAAGTGCCTGATAACTCGCCTGTGACTGGAAGGGCCAGACCCAAGAGTGATGTATATGCTGTTGTCATTCAATGCTCCTAATTTGTGTCGATTTGATTCCACCCAGCGCTTTGAGTGTTGTCAATCTGTGCCCAGCCCGAAGACTGCACATTGTTAATATTTTGCCAGTTTGCGGTCTGCGTGTCATCAATAATTTCCCACAATGGCCGCCCAATCAATAACTCTGATATTGTCGCCAACTCAACTACAGAAGCGGCAAAGCTGGCCACCGCCGCATCTACATCTGTAACAGTTGCAGTCTCATTGACCGACACCCCATATGTCGGGATAGAACTAACCGCATCACTTCCACTGGCCGACTCACTGACCGATGCATTAACAGCAAAATTGCTCGATACCGCATCCGATCCAGTCGCACTCTCAACAATATACGCCAAGAATGTGAAAGCTGATGCAGTAGCATCTGTACCCGTTGCACTCTCAAGAATTGTTCCTAAGAAGTTGGCAAACGCCGCATCCGCATCAGACCCAGTAGCCGTTTCAGAAACAGACACCCCATACGTTGGGATAGCACTAATCGCATCCGATCCCGTGCTGGACTCACTCAAGCTTGCTACAAAAGTAGTTGTTGCACTTATTGCGTCTGAGCCTGTACTTGTCTCTGATACCGCCGCATTAACTTGCACCAAACTCGATATAGCATCAGAACTCGTGGCCGTCTCACTAACAGCAGAACCAAGCGTTACAGCTGAAGAGTCGGCATCTGTCCCTGTCGCAGTTTCAGCAACACTCCGGTCATAGACTGAATCACCCCAGCCAGCCTGACCCCATGTGCCAGAACCCCAGCCGCCTTCAGCCATTTAGACCTCAAGCAGCGAGGCTGAACGTATACGTTACAGAAATAATGTCGCCAGACACAACCGAGCGATCACCGGGCGCACTGAAGTCAGCCGCTGAGAACAATGTGCCGGTCGTGCCATTCTTAGTGCTATCGCTTGTCAGGAACGCGCCACCAACAGTAGATGTAGCGTTAATGTTGAACGTAGCTGGAGAGGCCGCATTAGTCACCACAGAAGGGTTGGCAGTCGTAGCTGTAACAAACGTAGCAGTTACGCGAGTTGCATTGCTGTAAGGAACAACCTCAGTCCAGCCAGCGTGGGAAGCCATTGTGTCACCAGCCGCAGGCGTATTGGACGCACCAGAACCATACAGGCCAATGTACCAAGTGGTAATCTGGGTCACTGAAGTCAAAGCAGTACCGGCCATGTAAGCCAGACCAGCGTTAACAACCAAGTTCTTGGAGTCAGCAGACCACTTCAAATTACCATCTTTATCGTGGCACTCAATGTGGTAAACACCTGTAGCTTTAGCTTCTTCGCCCGATTTAGTGCCGGCAATAAAACCGCTAGAAATGTGATCGGTTACTTTGAGTTTTTCTGTGGTCATATTGACTCCTTAATTAGAAGAACGAATTAATGCCGTTGAAGCCGTATTGGCCGGCATTGTGATTGTGAAAGTTGTGGTCGATGTTTTGTCAGAACCAAAGTCCAATACAGCAATAGCCTTGTTACCCTGAGTTACGTTGTAAATCAAAGCACACCTGGCCGTCAATGATGCCGTCCAAGACGTATTTGGAAACCCTACAAAAGCCGTATACCCAGATGAGCTAACAGTCACCGGCGTTAATATGTTCCCACCAGCTGTATATCCACTCGCCACAACTTCATTCGTTGATGAATAATTTGTGGTTGCCTCATTCAAATCAGCACTGGCCGTGTACAAAGCAATCTTGATAACGTCAGTCGTAAGATCATGGACGCCCTGATACAGCTCGGCTTTAAAACTGGTAGTCTGGGTTTGGACAATACTCATGATACAGAGATCCTAACCTGACCATCACGATAAGCATCAGCACGTTGTTTGCCGTCAGACAAGTTTTTATACAGAGCAATTGCCTGCACATAACGCTGATTGGCAAGATTGACCATATCTGCTTCACCCTTCATGTACATAAGAGCTTCACAGATCGTTCCGTACAGCAACACAGAATCAAAGTTATCACCCAGCCACGTTGTACCAGCAGTCACAATAGACTCAGGATAGTAGTTGTAGTGAAGCTCAGCGTAATATGCTGCGTTTGGTGTTGGGCCAACTATGAAAGACAACTCGTTCACATTGTCTGACCGAGGTCCAAAAATAGCATAGTGGCGCGGCTCACTTACTTGCGCTGTCAAAGGATACGCTTCACGCATAAAGTTAACGTCCTTATTAAGCAAATACAAGTAGTCACCCTGAAACACCACAGCGCCAGAAACAGTTCCCACATTAACAACTGTTAATGTGACCGTGGTGCCAGATATGCTTCTAACCAAAGCATTAGTGCCAATTCCAGTGCCAGTTACCTGTTGACCTACTGCAATACCAGTCGTACTCACAACCACAATCGTTCTTTGGCCGGCTGTTCCGGTAGCCGTTGTGGTGTTATACGGATATAGAGCAAGACTATATACAGACAAGAAGTCAGATGGACACTCAAGGTACTTATTGCCGGTTGTTAAAAAGCCTGTCACGTTCTTCCGCAAATTAGCAGGCTGCGCACTGTTATAGATGCGCTGCTCCGCTTGACGGATGAACGTATTCATGTCGTCAGTTGGGAATGAGTTCTCGCAATAATTGCTTACCTCAGTGACAAGCTGGGTGTAGTTCATGCCATTGGGCCTCTGCTCATCAAGCCTTTAGTAGCCGCGCCAGTACCGCGCATCTTGATGCCGGAAGTCTTAGGCTCACCACCAGAAGATTTGTTAATGTTGCCCACACTCATGTTGACTGTATCAGCACGGCTTCTGTTAGGACCAGAGCCAGGATTCTCTTTAGCAGTAACTTTTTCACCAGTCATGGTGTGTGGTGGAGCATAGACACTGGCATCGCCAACTTCTTTACCCATTATCATTTTGCTGTATTTAGCCATGTTAGCCTCGCTTCTGTGCGGCAATCTTTGCCAAATTACGACCCATAGTCTTCATGTCAGAGTTGGTTTTACCCTTACCCTTACCTGTTCCGCCTTTTGTTTCTTTTACAGAATGGCCGCTGTTAGGGAAGATGTGAACATCAGTCTTACCTTTTTTAGCGACTCCATCTGCTGATCGTGTATATGCCATTTTTAGCTCCTTAATTAACTGTAACTGTACCAACAAATGTTGTTCCCACCAAGTAGTTTGGCGTTAAATACTCATCAAAACTACTAGCCCCACCTACCGGTGCCCAACCCCATTGAATGTCCCGTGAACCACCAGTTAGATTCCCTGCCGCATTCAAACCAGCCGTCACATACGTTGTGTCTGGCCGTGGCTGATACAAAGCCTGTGGATCATAAACAGGATACATACCCAGCTGTAACTGCGGCTGATCTGGATCCCAGCAAGCATCACAAACCTTCAGCTGATAAAGCTTGGTCTTGATGACCTCCATCTTCAGCTGTTTCAACTTATAGCGTTGCCCACACCGATCACATTCGGCAATAGCATATTTACCGGATGCGAATGGAGTTGCCATTAAGTACCACCACCAATGAACGCTATACGAGGCACCAACCTCAATGTAGCCTTCTCGCGATCCTCTTGGGCCGCTAGAGCATATTGTTCGTCATAAACCCTCTTGAGCATATCCAGACGGCCTTGCAGTTCAGGCACTTTCATGGCTATGTAGTAGGCTAATCCGGCCGCTACACAAGGCAGGAATCGGAAATTCATATCAGCTGTCTGTACACCAGAACCAGCGTCTTGTATGCGGCGCATTCTGTAATACACAAACTGGTACTGCTGTGAGTTATCGGGCGTAGGCCATACAGTTATTGCAGGAAGCTGGGGCACAAACACAGCCGTGCCATCAGCTTGAGCCGCCGCAGTTGTGTTGTTCTGGCCACGGAAAACACCGCCCAGCGTAGTGCCAGTGATGTAGGTGTAGTAAATGTCTTCTGTGCCTAAACGAATAAATCCAGACCCAGCAAGACCGTCAACAGTACTTAAGACAATCGTTGTGGCTGTTGATGTAATAGCGCCATCAAGAACGGCCGCTGTTGGGTTAGTTTCACCCGACAAACGCTGAATCCAAACTTGAATAGGCCGGCCTTGAACCAGTTTATTGGGAATTGTGGCGTAAGTAGAAACGCTGATTCGCGTAATACTCAGGTCAGCTTGGGTAGATGAGTTGTTGGCTTGTGTTCGGATTACATGGTCCAGCAAGTCAATCGTATCTGTAGGCAAGGCGTATGTGGCCAATCCTGGAGTCAGAGTGATAGTCCCTGTCTCAATCGTCCACATATTGATGCCGCGATTAGCCCACTCAATGGTCATCAGGTTAAGAGAGCGGCGAGCTGTGCGTAGGTCATAACCAGTACGCATCTCACGGCCAGCTCTCTCCCACGCCTCTTCAGCGAGCTCGGTGAACTCCATGTTAAAGGCTGTGGTTCCTGTAGTGGTCATTTTTTAGCAGTCTTTGCAGAGTTAATGAACGCTTGAGCTGTAGGTGCGCCTTTAGAGCCGGGCTTACGCATCTTCTCTTTAGAGCCAGCGGCTATACGTTTCCTCTTGGCGTTAATGTTGGCATACAAACCAACAGGACCGCCATCGGCGTACTCGGTAAAGTCGGTGTCATCCCTACGCTCTTTGCGTACACCTTTGGGCATCTTTGAGGCGCGCATAGCACCCATTCCACGGCTTGCCATCATTTTGTTTTACCTTTAGCTTTCTTTGCTAAAAACAATTTATCAACCATCTCAATCCGCTGGGGCTTAGTTGTGACTTTATTGATAATACCCAAACGCTTGGGCTTGCTCGCTTCATAGAAGCCAGCCTTCTTTAAAGACTTAACTACGTTACCTGTAGATTTTGCGGTTGCCATATCAGCACATCTTTCCGCGAGTTTTACCACGCTCAGCAATACCATCAGCTCTCTTAGAGGCAGTCATGCCGCCACTGGCCTTCTTGACAACTCTTTTCTTAGGAGCAGCTGAGCCACCATCCACATCTTGAGGGGGTTTCATGCCTTCAGTGAAGATGCCGCGATTCATTTTACGATCATAGTCGGCCAGCTCTTTGGCTGTAGGACCGCCTTGACGGCCACGACCAGCGCCGGCTTGATCGCGCATACGATCTTCGATCTCCAGCTCCATGTCAGTGGTGCCTTTGTATGTGTATGGGGCTTCAGGCATATCAGCTCCTTAACAAGCGCCGCCGCCGCCGCGCATTTTCACTTGCATACCTTTGGTCTTGCCTTTAGTAGCAACACCGTCAGCCGCTTTTGTATAGCCGCCTTTAGAATAAGCCATGCCGCCCATGTTCATCTTCTTGGCCATACCGCCTTTGGCCATCTTGCCTTTGCCGTCAGCAGCAAAAGCAGGAACTTTTTGACCATCCTTCATAACCATTGGCATACCACCACTGGCTAGCTTAGTCATAGACGCGCCTTTGTGCAAACGGCCTTCGTGTTTGTTCACGGCCTTCTGCATCATCTTCTTGTCCATTTTTACGTCTTCGTGTTTCATATCGCCACCTTTAGAAAATTTACGGCCTTTATCAGCCTCGTTAAACTCTTTACCCACAGACTGTGGGACGCCTGCTTTCTTAGCAAACGCTGGGTTGTGAGCCACCGCCGCCATGAAATTATGTTGAGCTTTACTCTTGCTTGGCATTAGATCATCTTTCCACGAGTTTTGCCACGCTGAGCTATGCCATCACCACGACTAGAAGCAGAAACTTTACCGCCACGTTTAAAAGTTTTAGGAGTTTCTTCTTCTACGTCTCTTCTAAACTTATCGGTTTCCATATCTGATAAACGTTGCTTAGCGTCTGAAGACAGTTCTACCTTGTCTCTATCGTTAACTAATTTATCAATCATTTTGCCCAAGCCAGACTTGTCAACTATTTTTTTGCCTGCGCCTGTCTCTTCATCAATGTATCGGCCAAGTCTGGTTGATGCTCCCAAAACATTACCGGCCAAACCAGCACGGCCCATAGAACGCAACATTGCACGACCAGCTGCATCACGTTGTGACACATTACCTAAAGGAGATCTACGGCGTGAATCTGTTTGAGCTGGGCTTTCATTGTTACTTCTAACAATCCTATCCAAATCAGAATTTTGCGAAGCAATAACGTCTTCAAGCAAATTTGGCGTTAAATCTTGCGCGTTTGTTTGGTTAGGCGAACGATAGTCGTAACCTGGTCTTGCTGGTCTATTAAGGCGTCCCATCTTTATTTTCCTTGCCGAATAAGTTGGTCAATCTTTTCTTCAAGCTTGTTAAAGCGTTGGTCAATGTGACTTGTAATGCGGTCAATTTCTGCTTGAGTAACGTTATCACGGGCAACCTCCTCGCGGGTTTTGTTGAGCAATATGGTAATGCGAGCCAGTTCCCTGAACTTCTCGTTCACTATGTAGCCCATAACTGACATTAACAGTGTTAATGTGGCCGACCAAACTGTATTCAGATCTAGCATTTCCATTTCCTCAATGCTTTATTGATTCGTGAATCTGGATCTTTGGCGGTCTTTTCGCTGGTTAACTTCTTCTTCATGCCGCCCATCCTCGCACAGAAAGCGTCCTTGCGGGAGCCGCCTTCCGGCTGGGGAGGTTTCAAGTTCATGCCTTGCTTTTTGGCGGAGGCGCGCCCCTTGGCATTTAAGCCACCAGTAGGACTTTTTCCCTCTTTCCTCTGCCATGCCGGACTCTTAGCCATAGAACACCGTACACGCAGATACGTTGGATAAATCTACATAAATACCGTTAGGGAACAAAATTCCCTCACCGGGTAACAAAACGTAAATTGTGAATGAATCGCTTGTGCCAACATCTAATTCACACAAAATGGGGCCGCTTGAGCCGCCATCGCGTAAACGCACATAGCCGTCTGTTGCATTCCCTCTATAAGAAATAGCTTTAAAACGATTACGACTGAGACTAGCAACATTACCACTGGCAGTAAAATGTTGTGACTTAACATCTGTTTGCATCGACATAATCAATCTCCTTTAAAAAAGGGGCCGAAGCCCCTTGGGTTGATTAAGCGATACGAGAGAACACGTAAGCTGTTGCGCTGGCAAACATGATGCGGAAGCAACCAATGCCAGTTACACCGCTAGGAACAGTCAACAGGCCAGCACCAGCACCAGAGCCAGCGGCGGCGGCGGCTGACAAGATGCCGTTAGTCGCTACAGCAATCGTGACTGTGTTTGCACCACCAGTGTTATCAACAAACAAATCCAGCGTAGTACCGCGAGTTGCGCTTAAAGCAGTGCCAAGGTCTGTGCCAGTAGGCAAAGTGATGGTTGTAGCTGCGGCTGAAGTAGATGTGATGTAGCCGGTAATAACTTGTGCGGCAGTGGCTGTAGCCGTTGCGTTAATAGCGGCTGTTGTTGGGTGGTTTTGATCTGTAAAAACCAGATTTGTGGCCGTTACAGTTGTAGCGGCCAAAGTAGTCACGCTAGTAGCGGTGCCAAACGTAGCATCAACTGTAACAGCGCCAGTGTTTGGATTGATGGTGATGGATTGAAAGCCATTCTGCGACCGCACTGGGCCATTGAACGTGGTATTTGCCATGATGTTTCCTTACATACAAGTTAGGCGCATCAATCTGTATGTCGTCAGCCGGGACTGCTTGATGCACCGGATAAGCCCGGATTAATATGTTTATACCACTTCAATAAATACAATGCAACAAAAAAGGGAGCCGAAGCCCCCTTTTTCTTTGCCGCTGATTAAGCACCAGCAGAGCCGAACATACCCAATGGATCTGACCAGCCAAAAGAATAACGCTCGCGAGACTTGTAACGAACGTTACCTGTATCGAAGTCGCCGTCCATGGAGTTAGCCAAGGG